CTATGGACAGACAGCCCTGGAGATGACGCAACTTATGCAGACGTAGCAAGTGCTGCTAACGAATGGGCCGATGTGGCTGAATATACAACTTTATGGGAGGCCGCTTAAATGGCTGATACAACTACAACCACCTATGGTCTGACCAAGCCAGAAGTCGGCGCTTCAGAAGATACTTGGGGAACCAAAATAAACACCAACCTAGATGAGATTGATAATCTCCTCGATGGTACGACCCCTGTTACTGGGATTGACATCAACTCGGGAACGATTGACGGCACAGTCATTGGCGCATCCTCTGCATCCACAGGCGCGTTTACTACGCTGACTGCTACAGGCATAGACGTTACTGGCACAGTCGTAAGTGACGGTATGTCTACTAATACTTCAGGAACATCTAACTTCATTGCAGGTGTCAACGCAGGTAACAGCATTGTAAGCGGTGGTAATTATAATACTGTCGTGGGTGATGAAGCAGGTGCTGCGATTACTACTGCCGATAACAACACAGCGGTTGGTTACAGTGCTTTAACCGCAAACACCACAGGCAGAGACAATACGGCTGTAGGCTTTAGTGCAGGAGTGACTAACACTACGGGGCTTGAGAATACCGCCATTGGTATGTACGCCTTGAGATTTAACACCACAGGACAAACAAACACTGCTGTGGGCTTACAGGCACTTCACCGAAATACAACGGCTAGTAACAATACGGCTGTCGGTAGATATGCTATGGAGGCAAACACCACAGGCACAGAGAACGTAGCCATAGGTACTCAATCCTGTGATGCACAAACTACCGCTAGTTATAACACTGCTTTGGGTTTTGATACGCTATCCGCAAACGTGTCAGGAAGCAGGAACGTAGCAATCGGCAGGGCAGCTTTGCAAGTAATGAACCCCGCTTCTGCCAGCAATACTTACAACGTAGCGATAGGCTTTGGCGCAGGTGAATCAGTCACCACAGGCGTTCAAAATACGCTCATCGGTGGTCTTGCAGGTGATGCGATTACTACTGGCTCTAACAACACCGCTGTTGGTGGTCAAAACGCACTTGGGGCTAATACTACTGGCGCACAAAACACTGCTATTGGTGGAGGTGCTTTAGCCGCAAACACCACAGCATCTAACAATACTTCGGTGGGTCATGCAACTCTTATAAGAAACACCACAGGGGCTAGTAATGTGGCCGTGGGGGTTGATGCTTTAAACTTTAACAGCACAGCATCTAACAACACAGCAGTTGGTACAAGTGCTTTAGCCGCAAACACCACAGGTGAACAAAACACGGCTGTGGGTACGTCAGCTTTAGATTCAATTACTACAGCACCTTGGAATGCTGCTGTCGGGTATGAAGCAGGAGGCGGCTTAACCACGGGTTCATACAACAGCTTCTTAGGCGGTCAAGCTGGCGCTGGATGTACGTCTGGTGACTCTAACGTAGCCATTGGCTTTAGGTCTTTGTACACCTCAAACACCGCAAGCAAAAACATAGCCATCGGTGACTCTGCTTTGAGGGCATTTAGCGGAAGCGGAGATGGAAACAACACTGCTGTCGGTCATAGTGCTGGTACGGCAGTAACTACAGGCACACAAAACACCCTCATCGGTGGTCTTGCGGGTGATTCAATTACTACAGGTGATAAAAATATTGCTCTGGGTTACAACGTAGATACTGGTGCTAATAATAGAGATTTTGCTTATGTTATTGGTAACGATATTACAGGAACTTCTAGTAATCAAATTACTATTGGTAAAGCGTCTAATGTAATCGCTTGTGAGTTTGATACTGATGCTACTTGGACTAGAACATCTGATGAGCGTTTAAAAGAAAACATTGCAGACGATACTTTAGGCTTAGACTTTATTAATAACCTGCGGCCTGTAACTTACTCTTGGAAAGCCTCACAAGACTTAGACCCTACTGATACTCAATTAGCTAAACTTTATAATGCTGATGAAAACTTAATGACTACCGATGTAACAATGCACGGCCTTATTGCCCAAGAAGTTAAAGCCGCATTGGATACAGCAGGTGTAGATACTTTTGGTGGTTGGCAACAAGACGAAGATGGAGTCCATAAGCTATCAAGAGAAATGTTTGTACTACCTCTTATAAAAGCTATACAAGAACAAACAGCCCTTATCACGGCACTCACCGCAAGAATAGAAACCTTAGAAGGATAATAAAATGGAACCACGTACCGAAGAACAACTAGCACAAGACTACTCAGCAATGGGTGACTCCGTAGCTCTTATTACCGCAGTTATCGCAGGCGACTCTATGGCAGAAGAAGATGCCGAAGACCGTCAAGACTGTGTAGACCGCAACGTACAGCACCTAGAGCTTATGGTAGCTAAAGAGGACTGGGGCAGTGAAGACATGACCGCAGTCAATGCAGCCATCAGTGCAGGTAACGGGTATAGCGCGTAATGGACATTATATTCAAAGCCCTCAAGTCTAAGACTGTACAGTTCTCTATAGCTCTAGCAATCCTCAGCATACTGCAAGGCTATGTAGGCTTTTTGCCTGTGTCGCCAGCAGGCCAGGCTGTTGTTGGCTGTATCATTGCAAGCTGTGTCACTGTACTGCGCTTTGTAACTGTGGCTCCTATAGCGGAGAAGTAAAATGATTGCGGAAATCTCAGCAGTTGTAGGTGTACTCAAGGCTCTTAACGACGGCATAAAAACCGTAAAAGAGTCTGGGGATCACTTGTCAGGTCTGTCGGGATTGTTCACTAGCCTCACTGACAGCAAGGTAGCTGTAGAAAGCATTGAGGAGGCCACTAAAGCAGGCGATCATGTACTAACACAGGAAGAGGCTCTGGAGCTTGCATGGGCTAAGAACGCCATACGAGAGCAGGAGAAGGAGCTAAAGAAGATAACGCCTAAGCAGGTCTGGCGAGATATGTTGATGATCCAGAATAAGTCTTTAATGGATCACAAGCACAAGCTGGAGAAGATACGGCTGGCAAAGCTCAAGAAGCAACGTCAGGTTGGTGATGCAGTAAAGAATATCGGCGCTACAATTGTGGTGCTAGCATGTTTTGTTAGCAGCTACTATCTCGTAACAAACGGGATAATTTAACCCTTGGCAATAAAGCCAAACAACTAAAGAGGACATTGTAATGGGCGAGAAAAAAACCACTCCCATATCGATCAACGATAAAGAATACACTTTTGAAGACATGACTGAGCAGCAGCAGGTGATGGTAAATCACTGCAATGATCTGGATAGAAAAATCAGGTCCACTCAGTTTAACCTTGATCAACTTTCAGTAGGCAAAGATGCATTTATCAACATGCTAGTTGCTGACCTGGAGAAAGAAGAGCCAGGAGAGTAATTAGACATGCCAACGGTTAAAGAAGCCATCCAGCGCCTGGACGCTCACGAGCGTGAATGCTTGACTCGATACAAAAACATTGAGAAGCAACTGGACGCTGGAACCAAGCGATTTGATGATATAGATAAGCGCCTGTGGTTTCTTTACCCGCTGGTCATTGCATCTCCTTTGCTTGAAAGGCTTATTCAGTGAGTATATTTACGGCGTTAATCGGCCCGGTTGCAGATATTGGCAAGACGTTCCTGGCGAATAAGGCTGCGGAAAAGCAGGCCAAGCATGACGCCAAGATGAATGTTATCCAGAACAGTGCTGACTGGGAGAGCAAGATGGCAGATGCCTCTAGCAGCTCCTGGAAAGATGAATTTTGGACCATTGTGTTAGCTATCCCAGTGTTTATGGTTGGCTACGCAATAGCCGCCAATGACGTGTCGGTAATTGACCGGGTGGCTGAGGGATTTGAGGCGCTAGACAAGCTGCCTGAGTGGTATCAGTATTTATTATTCATCGCGATAAGCTCAAGTTTTGGCATTCGCGGTGCCGGAAAAATTATGGAGATGCGCGGTAAGTAACCGCCTCCGTCGCTCTGCAAAGGAAGTATAAATGGCATATGTTAGCGTAGACATTCCAGCAGGTATCTTTAAGCACGGTACTGACCTGGACTCTGTGGGTCGGTGGCGAGATGCTAACCTCATAAGGTGGCAGAATGGCTCTGTGCGGCCTGTTGGCGGCTGGACTACCCGTAAGGCCAGTGCGTTTACTTACGCCCCCAGAGGCGCTATTACATGGACTGATAACAGTGCAGACGCCCACATCGCGGCAGGCACTTATGAAAAGCTGTACCACGTTAATAAAGTGGGCACGGTTTCTGACATTACCCCTACCAGCTTTACCACTGGCGACCTTAACGCAGACCAGAATCTTGGCTACGGCGGTTCGTTCTATGGCACCTCTTACTACAGCACAGAGCGTCCTAGTGACGGCGTGCCAGAAGAGGCCACATCCTGGTCCATGGATACCTGGGGTCAATATTTGATCGCCTGCTCATCAAAGGACGGCAAGATATACGAGTGGCAGCTAAGCACCGGCACCCCCGCCGCAGCAATTACAAATGCCCCTGTAGGCAATGGCGCTATTGTCGTTACTGAGGAGCGCTTTATCTTTGCTCTAGGTGCAGGCAATAACCCGCGCCTTGTTAAGTGGTGTGACAGAGAAGACAACACTGATTGGACGCCTACAGCGATTAACCAGGCTGGTGACCTTGAGCTGCAAACCTCTGGCGAGATTATGTGTGGCATTCGAGTGAGAGGCCGTACCCTTATCCTGACCTCCCTGGACGCGCACGTCGCCACATACAATGGACCGCCAACTGTTTACGGCTTTGAGCGGGTTGGCACATCTTGCGGCACCATATCTCGCATGGCTGCAGTAGCGGTGGACGAGGGAGCCTTCTGGATGGGCTCCAAGAGCTTTTTCACCTACAACGGATCATCCGTACAAGAAATGCCCTGCGATGTCTCAGATCACGTTTTTAAAGACATAAACCACGCCCAGAAAAGCAAGGCGTTTGCAGTCAACAACTCTCAGTTTGGTGAGGTGTGGTGGTTCTACCCCAGCGCCGACTCTCTGGAGAACGACCGATACGTTGTGTTCGACTACAAGGAAGGCCACTGGAACATTGGTGAGCTATCTCGCAGTTCTGCAGTTGATGCTGGTGTATTCTCTAACCCAATTATGTTTGATACCGCCGGTAACGTGCTAAACCACGAAACCGGGTACTCACATAATGGTAGTGAGACATTCCTGGAGAGTGGACCTATATCAATTGCTCAGGGCGATCAGATCGCCAAAGTAAATGAGATTATCCCGGACGAGCTTAACCAGGGCGAAGTTACCCTGACCTTTAAGACTAGGTTCTACCCTAATGACTCAGAAGTTAGCCACGGGCCGTTCGCTCTTGCTAACCCAACAGGCGCCAGGTTTAGTGGTCGCCAGGTCAGGATGCGTATTAATGGAACTGAGCTTAAAGATTGGCGTGCAGGCAAGATGCGACTTAATGTAATTCCAGGCGGCAAGCGATGAGCCTGGCTGAGAACCCGCCACCCCCGTTAGGTCCAGAATGGAAGCCCTGGGGAGAGCGACTTGTTAGCTTTTTAGCCAGAACTAAAACCAAGCTGGCCTACTACATAGCGGGTGACACGGCGGCAGAAGATGGCGTCGTATTGTGGGACAGAACTGGTTACCCAGTAGTGTCCAAGAATGGCGAGTTTAGGCAGATTGTATTAGCTGACGGTTATGGTGAGTTTTCAGCCACCAGCAGCATTACTGCGGCGTCGGCAGACACTGCGTACAATATATCGTTTACGTCGGTAAGCGCTAATGGTGGATTGAGCATTGATCCCAGCGATAATACAAAAATTAGGTTTGCTGAGGCTGGCGTTTATTCAATTGCGGGACATCTGCAGCTTAAATCGTCAAGCGCATCAACGAAGACAGCATATTATTGGGTGGCTGTTAATGGAACTAACCTGGACCACTCAGAAAGGGTTACGGTGCATGCGAACGATCAATTTATTGTCTTGGCTATTAGTGATCAAGTTGAGGTAACTGCAGGCTCTTATATGCAGGCAAGGTTTGCGGTTAGTGATACCGATTTATGGCTTGATGGGTCTGCCGCAACTGCTTTTGCTCCAGCGTCTAAGCCAATTGACCTTACAATAACCAGAAGCCGTCAATAAATGCTATAATCGGCCAATTATTTAGGGGGATATATGGCAGATTTACAAGAAGAGCTAAACCGTTGTGAGAAGTGGATAAAGGCAGCATTGGAGTACAGTGGCGGGACGCACGAGTACCAGGACATTGTTGAGGCCATAAAGAACGGATACATGCAGTTTTGGCCAGCAGAACACGGCTGCGCTGTTACGGAAATAATATCGTTTCCCAGAAAGAAAGTGCTACATATATTCCTGGCGGGAGGCGAGAAGAATCAGATAGTTGACATGGACGAGTCGGCGGTAGAGTTTGCAAGACAGCAAGGATGCACGGGCATGACTGTTGCTGGCCGTAGAGGTTGGGCAAGGGTCTTATTAAGCAAAGGGTGGACCGAGGCGTTCACGACACTTAGCAAGGATATATGATATGAGCGGTGGCAAGGGCGGTGGTCAATCCACAAAAACAGAAATACCAGAGTGGGCAGAGTCTGCAACAAAGCGGAATCTAGCGCGAGCTGAAGAGGTCCAGAAGATCGGCTACATGCCATACTATGGCCCAGACGTTGCTGGATTTACGCCTAGTCAACAGGCTGCGATGCAGAACAACTTGAGTGCTGCTTCCGCGTTTGGAATGGCCGCACCTACCGATGCTATGGCTGGAATGCCGCAAGCTCAAGACTTTGGTGGCGGCATATCAGGCTATAGCTCTGGCAATTTGTTCGACCAGGCTGTTGCCGAGTTTGAGGCAAGAGAGCCTGCCTACGCAAAAGAATACAATGAGCTGTTTGCCGGTAATACTTACACCAACCCTTTTCCTGGCCCAGGCCCTATAAACTTTCCTATGGCGTATGATCCTAATCGCTTCTCAAGGGCGTCTATTCCTATGCCTGAAACTAGAGGCGGTGCTGTTGCGCAAATGCCGAGCATGCCGCCCCAGGCAGCGCTTAATTTGCCTACAGGGCCTTTTGAGGTAGCCAGCCCAACGGCGTTGCCTATGCAGCCTGCTGCACGGCCAACATACACCGAGCTTCCTACTTTTACTGTTGACCCTGTGAGTCCAGTGGAACGCAAAGAGGCGTCTCGCAATTTGCCTCCAAAGTTTACGCAACCACCATTAATGGATATTCCTCTACCAACAGCTCCTGCGATGAATGTCCCTGCGGCCCCCAAAAAAGGTATTGACGCGCTAATGCTGGAAATGCGGAACGCGGGAAGAAATGACAAAAACATGCAAAATGGAAGAGGTGCTCGATAATGGCTTCAGGTAACGGTGTACCACAACAAGTAGGCATGGCTGGACCTCAAAGAATGCAGCCTGGCTCCTATGGCCCGTCAGTAACGCAACCGCCAGGACAGCTACCAGCACCGCAAGATGGTTTAGTAAGAGATGTTGCAGGAGGCCCTGCAGAGCCGCCAAGCCATTTATTTGGCAAAAGGACTCCTACGCCACAGTCTGGACCTAAATTGTCGCCTTCCGTTATGCCGCAAGTGCTGGATCAATCCTCTGGCGGTGGCGGTAAAGCTGGCGGTCGCGTGCAGCAAGCTCCAAACATTAATCAGAGTGCCGCGCGGGGTATTCAGGGCGCCATGGCTGGCGCTGCTAGAGAGATGCAGTATCAGCCCATGAATGTACGAGCTCCTGGCTATCAGGCAACTCAGACTGGCGCACAAGGTTATGGCGCAGCACAGGCTGGCGCTAGAGGGTTTCAGGGAGCTGATGTAGGCGCTCAAGGCTATGGTGCAGCTCAGGCTGGAGCCACTGGCTTTGGTGCCGCAGATGTTGGCTCTCAGGGCTTCCAGGCTGCCGGGCTAGGCGCTCAAGGCTATGGCGCAGAGCGTACAGGCGCTACTGGATTCCAGGCTGCTGGACTAGGGGCGCAGGGTTATGACGCTGCTCGCACTGGGGCAACTGGATTCGGCGCAGAAAGATTAGGCGGAGCACCGACAGTAACGTCCAGAGATGTGACGGCTGGCCAGTTAGCTGGCACTGATTTGAGTCAGTATTACAACCCTTATGAAAGCCAGGTTGTGCAGTCTACGCTGTCTGACCTAGATCGCGCCCGACAGATATCAATGGGCCAGGCTGGAGCTCAAGCAAGCGCAGCAGGTGCTTTTGGTGGCTCTCGACAGGCTTTGATGGAGGCAGAGACTAATCGCGCATTTGCCGAACAGGCCGCACGATCTGCAGGTCAGTTACGTCAGGCTGGATTTACTCAAGCTCAAGGTATGGCGCAACAAGACATTGCTGGCAGAATGCAGGCTAGCCTTGCTAACCAGCAGGCGGGTCTACAGGCTGGCACTACTAGCGCTAACCTGGCACAACAAGCAGCCCTGGCCAATCAGGCGGCTGGTATGCGTGCAGGTGAGTTTAGTGCATCCGCTGCTAACCAGGCGGCTCTAGCCAACCAGGCTGCTCAGAACCAGGCTCGACAGTTTAGCGCACAAGCTGCTAACGTCGCTGGAGCGCAAACATCTGCTCAACAACAGGCTGCAAGTCAATTTGGCGCATCTGCTGCCAATCAGGCTGCTCTTGCTAATCAAGCCGCAGCGAATCAAGCGGCACAGTTTGGCGCAGGGGCTCAGAACCAAGCCGCTGCACAGGCATCTGCACAACAGCAGGCAGCATCACAATTTGGCGCAGCAGCAGCTAATCAGGCCGCAGCACAGAGGTCAGCGCAGCAGCAAGCAGCCTCTCAGTTCGGTGCGTCAGCAGCCAACCAGGCAGCCTTAGCTAACCAGGCAGCATTGAATCAAGCAGGACAATTTGGTGCCGCTGCTCAGAACCAGGCTATGGCTCAGGCGTCAGCGCAACAGCAGGCGGCTTCTCAGTTTGGGGCATCTGCCGCGAACCAGGCGGCACTGGCTAATCAAGCAGCACTTAACCAGGCATCGCAGTTCGGCGCAGGCGCAGCCAATCAGGCCTCTTTGGCGAACCAAGCAGCACTTAACCAGGCTGGTCAGTTTAACGCCTCACAGGCAATACAGGCGCAGCTTGCTAATCAGGCGGCAGGTCTTACTGGTTCATCGCAACGTCTTGGCGCGGCAGGTCAACTTGGCTCACTGTCTAACCTTGGTTTCGGCATGGGACAGACTGTTAACCAGAACCTACAGCAGCAGGGTATGCTACAGCAGGCTATGCAGCAGCAGCTTATTGAAGCAGCTAAGGCGCAGTTCCAGGGCTACCAGCAGGCTCCATACACATCTATCGGATTACTGTCACAGGCTCTTGGCGCGTCTCCAATACCCCAGAGTCAAACCACGCAGAAAAACCTTGGCATGATGGATTACATGACTATGGCCACTCAGATGGCTGCACTGTCTGACGCCCGTCTTAAAACCAATATAAACCAAGTAGGCCATCTTCCAAACGGATTAGGCTTGTACACTTGGGATTGGAGTGATGAGGCTGTTGAGAAAGGGTTAAGCAGTAGCATGACATTGGGTGTAATGGCCCAGGAAGTTGAGAGTGTAATGCCTGAGATGGTCGTTACTACCCCGTCTGGATACAAGGCTGTGAAATACGGCGAGCTTTACAAGGGATTATAAGATGTTTGGATACCAAAAAAAGAACGATCAAGAAGAGATGCTGCGCAAGGCTCTTATGAGCTCTAACATGGTAGACCCGTCAATGATGGCGGGTATGACTGCTAACCAAGGGGCTATCAATAACTTTGCTGCCCCGGCGGCTCCATCTGAAAGCATGCTAGGCGTGCAGGCTCAACCCGGCGCAATCGACAACACTGCGGCTGCTATGGAATCTTTAAGCCAGGCTCAGACGTTAGACCCTGCGTTCCTGCAAGCACAGCAGAATGCTGAGTCAGATATCGCTAGAGAGAAAATGATTAGCAACCTGGGCGACATGGCATCTTCTATGTCTTACCAGGTTACACCGCCAGAGATGATTCCCTTGCAGCGCGGTGGAGGCATGATGGCGCTTCCTGAGATTCCAAACTTGGCATCATCTTCTCCAATGACTAACCCGGCAACAGGAGAGCAAGTAGATTTTAGCGGCTTGTTAGACTTGTTTAAAAACAAAGGGAGCGGATCATGACACCAGAACAAATGCAGGCTGAGATGGAGCGCTTGAAGACAATGGGCACATTTGGCCCACAGCAGCTTCCACAAATGCCACAGATGCCTGGGGCTAATTATCAGCCAGGCGCTGTCAATAACATACAGAGCGCTGTAAATCAGAGCATGATGCCTGCTGCCACAATACCGCAGGCAATGCAGCCAGCGCAGCCCCTACAGATGCCACAAGCCCCACAAGCTCCCCAGGAGAAGCCAGGGCTATTGTCTCGTATCGGCAGTGGCGTTCAGGACTTTGTGCAGGACAAGGACCGCATGATGGACCTGGCTGCAGCATTTAACAGTATGCGCTATGCTCCAGATGCAGGCATACAGCAGGCTTATGCTGACCGTCAGAAGATGCGCACAGTATCCGCGCAGGCTAACCAGACTGCTGCTTATTTAAGACAACAGGGCCAACCTGAGCTTGCCGCCATGGTTGAAGCTAATCCAGCCCTTGCAAAAGATGCTCTTGCTGAGTTTACAAAGAAGAAAATGGGCACCAGCTACGCCTCTAAAAACATCGGATCAATCCAGGTTGCTCAAGAAGATATGATAGTCGGCAGTACGGAGCTTAAAGCTGGAGATCAGTACGTTATCACCTACGACCCCAACGCAGAAGGCGGATACTCTGTTACTAAGCTAGGCACGCGAGGAGTGACTGAGCAGGCAAAAGCGCAATTTGAAAGTGAATCTCAATTTAAGATTGCTGACGTTGAAGCCGCAAGAGAGAGAGGCGAGAAAGTATTTGACCAGTCTCAACAGGTTAATCGATCTATCGATATTATGAAGCAAGCCAGGGATTTAGCTGCGTCTCCAGAAGGCGTTAGAACTGGGGTCATTGCGCGGTTTTTGCCTGCGTTTGACGAAAACACTGCAATGTTTAACTCACTTAGAACCACCCTTGGTATTGATGTAATTAACAGCGCCACGTTTGGTGCACTAAGCGAGCGAGAGCTAGACTTAGCTTTGAGCAGGGACATCCCTAACAGTTTAAGCGGCCAGGACTTGGTTAATTATTTAGACGACAAGATAGCTGCGCAGAACAAGTTGTATAGAGAGATGACAAAGATGGGCAGGAAGCTGCAGAGCGGTATTGGTCTTGGGCAATATATGAACGATATGCAGGCCGATATAGATGCTGCAACAGCTATCACTGCTCAGTATCCAGTGGGCGACCCTGGCATGACGTATGCTTTATGGGGTGAAATGTCTAACCAGGACAGAAAAGATTACCTAGAGGCTGCTGAATAATGGCTAGAACTAAAGCAGAGATACGAGCAAAATACGAGCCGCAAGCGATAGCACAAGGTCCTGTTGAAAGCCAAAAACTTAGAACTGTTGCCCAAGGCGCATCTTTTGGTTTTGCAGATGAGATCGAAGCCGCAGTAAAATCACTTGTTCCTGAGTCAATGGGCGGCAGAGACTATGAGGTCATTAGGGATGAATTAAGGGGCAAGCTGACAGAATATAAGACAGCAAACCCTGGCGAAGCTATAACCTTGCAAGTTGCCGGGGCTCTTGTCCCATCTGTTTTGATGATGATGGTTCCTGGCGGTCAATTGTCGGGAATGGGAAACCTGGGAAGAGCGGCTACCACTAGCGCTATAGAGTCAGGACTATCTTCAATTGGAGAGTCTGAGGCGCAGACAGGCAAAGAGTTTGTGGGTGACGTAACAAAAGGTACTGCTGCTGGCACCGTTATAGGGACAGGCGCAGAGCTAATGTTAGGAAAATTTGGAACGTTAGGTCGCAAGTTAATAGACTTCACGCGAGCAAAGTTTGGTGGCGCAGATACCGCCGTACAAAAAGAATTGTTAAGGTTATCTGAGTCTACTGGAAAGACTGTAGATGAGGTTATTGCTGACGTAGCAGAAGGTCGAATTATTGCCGACAATATGACGTTAGGGAATGCTATAAAGGCTATGGTCAATGAAGGCGGTGTTACGCGGTCTGAGATACTAGCGGCAAGCGGAGGAAGAGCTGCTAGGACCAGAGAGCAGGCAATGGGAGAGCTGCGCGAAACCATGACTCCACAGCAGGGCGACCCTAATGTAATCAGGGCTAGGCAGCAAACTCAGGAGCAGTTAAAGGCAGAAGAAAGCGCCGCATACGGCCAGGCATTTGAAGGAGGGCAAAATGTTTCTGCGCAGGTTGCTGATGAAATGCTTAATATATTGCAAACTGTGCCTACAAGCCGCCAGGCATTAAAAGAAATCTACGAAGCAAGGAGCATTGTTCCGTTATTTAGAGAAATGGACGACGGTTCAATTCAGTTTACGCGAGCGCCAACTTTAGAGGATGCCGAAATACTCCGGCGCAATGTTAAAGAACAGACTGGAGCTAGGTATAGAGCCGGCGAAGGCACTATGGGCGAGGTGCTGGGAGCAAAAGAAAAAACTTTAAGGGGCGCAATTGATGTTGAGTCTCCAGATTTAGCTGCGGTTCGTGCAAGTTTTGCGCAAAGAGCTGGCGCACAAGAATTATTTGAGCTTGGCCAAAAGCGCGGTCTCACCATGAATGTGGATGAGCTGCAAGTATTGGTTGAAAGCTTGCCTCCAGAAAAGCTAGATGCTTTAAGAGCTGGCATGATGGATGCAATTAACAACAGGGCGCGACGATCTGGAACAACGATCAGAGACCTTGCTAATGAAGACAGACAGCTCGGTGCAGCTTTGAGAGTAGTATTGCCAAAAGATCAGTCGCAAAGCGTGTTACAATCAGTTGGAAGGGCTGCAGAAGCTGGCGAAATGAACAAGTTTATACAGCCGCAGGCTGGTTCTCCCACACAAGCGCTAATGAAAGAATCTGAGCTTAGGGGCGCTGGAGTTTCTGCCGAGGATATGTTGAGAGGGTCTCAGTTTGATCCTATGGCTTTGATTAGAATTATCAAGACAGCGATTCCGTCAGCACAAGGGCTTAGTGACCAACAGATGACACAGGTTGCACGAGTTTTGTTTTCTGATGACCCCAAGCTAGTTGAGGCCGCGTTAAAAGACAAGACAAAATTAAGCGCGCTGCTTAAAAAGGCTGAAACTGTGGCCCAGGCATTGTCAGGCGGTGCTAGAATTGGCGCAGAGCAGCAGGCCGTAGAATACGCACAGGAGTAAGACGTGGAACTAAAACCATTAGAAGCAGATGACGTAGAAAACATTGCCCGCGAGGCTATCCTGGACGCTGTTGACTTTGTTGAGAGTGAAGTGGCTGAGGACCGTATTAAGGCCCAGCGCTACTACAACGGCGAGGTAGATATCGGTGAGGAAGAGGGCCGATCTAGCGTCGTATCTACAAAGGTGCGTGACGCTATACGATCTATCAAGCCCAGCTTGCTGCGCGTATTCCTGTCTACTGATCGCCCGGTTGAGTTTGTCCCTACCGGACCAGAGGACATTAAGTTTGCCGAGCAGGCCACTAAGTACATCCAGTACAAGTTCCAGGAGCTGAATGGTTACGACGTGTTGAACGATGTATTCCATGATGCCCTGCTAAAGAAGACAGGCATTGTTAAGGTCTACTGGGATACATACGACGAGAGCGAGACTTACACTTTTAACAACCTGAACGACATGGAATTTTCGACCATTGTTAACGAGCAGGATGTTGAGGTTATCGAGCACACCACAAAGATAGAGATTGAGCTGGATGAGTTTGGTGTAGAGGTAGAGATGCCCCGGCACGACCTGAAGGTCAGCAAGATCAGCGAGATGGGTGACTTGTGTGTTGAGGCTGTACCGCCAGAAGAGTTTTTTATAGATCGTAACGCAAAGAGTATCGAGACTGCTTACGTTGTTGGCCACAGAACTGAGGTCCGAGTAAGTGACCTGGTGGCTATGGGGTATGACTTTGACGTTGTATCTGAGATGTCCGGCCTGGGCCACTCTGACACGTTCTCTGAGGTTGAGGACTACGAGCGCCGAGGGTATGAGCAGGACTATCAGTCAGAAAACCCTATGGACCCATCTATGCGTGTTGTAGCTCTGACCGAGCTGTACATGAAGATAGACACTAACGGCACTGGCGTTGCAGAGATGCAAAAAGTCGTACTCGGCGGCAGCGAGTATCAGTTACTAGGCTATGAGCCCTGGGGTGACCAGCCCTTTGCTGCGTTTGAGATAGACCCTGAGCCGCATACGTTCTATGGCAAGTCTATTGCTGACCTGCTGTTTGAGGACCAGGACGCAGCCACAATGATGATCCGTGGCGTGCTGGACAACGTGGCGCTGACTAACCACCCCCGCACCGAGGTTATTGATGGCGCGGTGAACATGGACGACATGCTGAACAATGAGATCGGCGGTATCGTCCGGGTACGTCAGGGAGGGGCAATACAGCCCCTTTCAGTGCCATTTGTAGCCAATCAAACGCTGGCGGCTATCGAATACTATGACACGACTATTGAGCAGAAAGTAGGCATCTCAAGAGCCAGTTTAGGGCTTAATCCAGATGCGCTGCAGGCAACTACTGCAACTGCGGTCCAGGCTACTATGCAGGGAGCGGCAGGTCAGATTGAAGTCATGGCTCGTAACCTGGCAGAAGGTGGTGTTCGGCATATGTTTAAGCTGATGCTGAAGCTGGTGATCGAGAACTGCGATGAAGAAAAGATTATGCGCATTAGTGGCGAGGACTATATCCCCGTCGATCCGCGATCCTGGAACAAGAAGATGGATACCTCTGTCAATGTTGGCCTGGGTACTGGCCGGGAAGATCAGCGTAACGCTGCCCTGACTCAAGCCCTGCAGATGCAGATGCAGATATTCCAGGCATACGGCCCAGGGAATGGCCTTGTGACGATGACACAGATACGCAATACCCTGGCAGACATGCTAGCGCTAAACGGCGTTAGAAACGCTGACAGGTACTTTACGCCGATGAATCCAGAGCAAGAGCAGGCGCTACTAGCACAGCAGCAGCAAGGCCAGGAGCAGCAGCCACAAATGGACCAGGCAACCGCTTACCTCCAGGCAGAGCAGATGAAGGCCGAGGCTAAGTCTCAGACCGACATGGCGAAGTTGCAGATTGATGCGCAAAAGGCTATTGCTGCAGATGACCGAGAACGTGATAAGATGGACCAAGACCTCCTGGTTAACGCTGCGGAGATACTTGGCAAGTACGGCACAGCCGTAGACGTTGCCCAAATCAAGCAAATGCAGAACGTGCCACGATACCCGGCAGAGTCACCTGCACAAGCTGTAACTGGCGGTAGATTTTGAATATAAAAGACAAAGCGGCCAAGATACGGACGCTGAGTAATGACGACACCTATCAGGAAGTCATAAAAGAGATTCGGAATGCACAAGTAAGTGTATTTCTGAACGGCCAGTCTCAATTAGAGGCTATTAACGATGCGCATGATATAATCAGGGCGCTAGACAAGATCGAAGATTACTTCAACACTGTATTTGCAGACGAGGCAATATTCGATAAGAAAGAAAGAGGAACAGCACCGTGGAAACGACTGATACCGAAGTAGTAGAATTTGACGGCTCTATTGAGGGAGCCATTGCTAACATTATCGAACAGGATGAGCCTGCAGAAGAGCAAGAAGAGCTGCTTGAAAGCGAGCCTGAAGGTGAGAGTGAAGATGAGCAACCTGACGATGAATCCGATGAGGATGAGTCAGATGAGGAAACGGAAGATTCCGAGGACGACGAAGATACTGAAGATGCCGCCCAGGAGGGCCAGTCATTCACTGTTAAGGTAGACGGACAGGAAGTGGCTGTAACCCTAGATGAGCTCAAGCAAGGATACAGTGGTCAGAAGTACGTCCAAAGGGGTATGCAAGAAGCTGCAGCGCAGCGTAAGCAGGCCGAAGAGGTTTACAATGCCCTTTTAAACGAGCGCCAGAACATTGCTCAGATGTATCAGCAGATACAAGCTGGTGGAGTTCAGCAAGCGCCACAGCCGCCATCGCGTGAATTGTTTGACACCGACCCTATTGGGTACATGGATGCCAAGCTGAAATACGATGACGACGTGGCCGCATATAACGGTCAGATGCAACAGTTTGAGGCTGTGTCACAACAACAGTCCCAGGCGCAGCAGGCCGCTATGCAGGCTTACCTCCAGCAAGAAATGGAAACCCTGAAACAGCAGATTCCAGAGTTTTCGGACGACAAGAAGGCATCCGCAGTACGCGAAAAGATGCTTACTGTTGGTTCCGAGGTTTATGGATATCAGCCGGAAGAGATCGGTCAGATCATGGACCACCGCGCAATCAGAGTATTGCATGATGCCATGAAGTACCGTGAAATTATGAATGGGAAGAAAGCTGCTGAGGACAAAGCCAACCCTGCAAACCGCAGATCGCGGACAGTGAAGGCTGGGTCTAAACCTACACCGAGCAAGAAGAAGGCGTTGGAAAAGCGACGAACAAAACTTAAATCCACCGGGAGTATCGATGATGCTCTTGGATTAATCTTAAATACTTGAGGTAATACATCATGGCACAGCCATCAAACACTTTTGACACCTACGATAGCGTAGGCATCCGGGAAGACCTGCAGGACGTTATTTATTCAATTAGCCCTGAAGAGACTCCTTTCTACTCAGCTTGTAAGAAAGTAAAAGCCAGCAACACTCTGCACGAGTGGCAGACTGATACTCTCCGTTCAAGCGCTGACAACAAGCACATCGAAGGCGACGACACTACTTCTGAAGCCCGTTCTGCTACTACTCGCCTGGGTAACTACACCCAAATCTTCAAAAATTCTGTGTCTATTCCTGACACTGATGAAGGCGTTAAGAAGGCAGGCCGCGCAGCAGAAATGGCGTACCAGACCCTGAAAATTGCTAAAGAGCAGAAGCTCGATATTGAAGCAGCTCTGTTTGCTAACAACGCTCGCGTTGCTGGTAACAGCACTACTGCTCGTGAGCTTGCTGGTGCTCCAGCTTGGTTGGTAACTAACACTACCAACGAAACTGGCAACTCTGGCGCTGATCCCACCGGCGACGGCACTGACGCTCGTACCGATGACGGCACTCCAGTTGCATTCTCTCAGGCGCGTTTCGACGCTACTATGCAGAGCATCTGGGCAGAGGGCGGCAAGCCTGACTCAGTTTACCTGTCTGCTTTCCAGATGAATGTTGCTCTGGGCTTTGCAGGTAACAACAACCAGCGTTCACAGGTCCAGGCCGGTGACGAGAAAGTTGTTAAGTCTCTGGCTGTATACGTTACTCCTTGGGGAACTGTTGAGTTTGTTCCTACTCGTGAGAACCGTAGCCGTGACGTGTTCATCATGCAGAACGACATGTGGGCAGTTGGTATGCTCCGTCCTACTAAGAATACTGCTCTGGCCAAGACTGGCGACTCAAGCCGTCGTCAGGTTCTGACTGAGCTGACTCTTATTTGTAAAAACGAGAAGGCGTCTGGTATCATTGCTGATAACACGACTTCCTAATCGATGTAGTACAGAAGGGGGGCTCCGGCCCCCTTTTTTTGGAGATTTTTATGGCAAAGCCAGCAAAAGGCAAAGCGAAGGTAAAAGTAACCGCATCTGGCAAGAAGGTATCCTATGGCCAGGCAGGTAAAGCTAAGTCAGGCGGCGCTAGGGTAAAGCCTGGAACCAGCAAGGGTGATAGTTATTGCGCCAGGTCTTTAGGCATCAAAAAAGGTCTGCCCAAATCTAAGCAAAACGACCCCAACACCCCCAATAATTTAAGCCGCAAGAGATGGAAGTGCTCTGGGGCTAAGTCGAGGAAGTGATATGAGTTTATACGCCAACATTCATAAGAAGCGAGCTCGCATAAAGAAACAGAAGGCTGCCGGCAAGAAGGTAGAGAAGATGCGCAAGCCTGGTACAAAAGGTGCGCCAACAGCCAAGGCTTTTAAGAAGGCCGCTAAAACTGCAAAGAGGAAATAGATATGCCAATGGTCAACGGTAAAAAGTACGCATACACAAAGTCAGGTATGGCCGCTGCAGCGAAAGCTAAGTCAGCCGCTAAAAAGAAGAAGGCTCCAGCTAAGAAGAGAGGCAAGAAGTAATGTTGCTGAAGGAATCTGTAAAAGCTACCGACTCTGGGATCATCGTACAGAAGACGTATGACAACGATGTCCATATTGAGAAGGCTAGAATGCTACGTGAGGCAGGTGTAGGACAGACCGGTGAGAGCCGCCTGGTAGGCACTATCCCTATGCACATTGTCGCAGAGTGGATGAAAGAAGCTGGGCTATCCTGGGATGATAACGAGGCTAAAAAGGACGTTATTAAGCGCAAGATGCTGTCTGGCGACTTTGACAAGTTTAGGGTTTGGAAAGGGACATACTGATGCGCTATTTTAAGCTGTCAGACTTTGATTGCCAGGAGACCGGCAACAACGAGATGTCTGATGAGTTCCTGTGGGCTCTTGACTCGCTGCGCCATGCTTGCGGGTTCCCGTTTATCATTACCAGTGGCTACCGCGATCCAGAAGGCCACAGTATTGAAAAAGCGAAGTCTAAGCCAGGCACACACGCACGCGGAATTGCCGCAGACATCAAGATCAACAATGGCAACGAGGCATACCAGATCATTAAGCACGCCCAGGAGATGGGGTTTAATGGCATAGGGGTCGCCAAGACGTTTATCCATGTAGACACAAGGGACTCAATTCCTGTCATCTGGTCATACTGAGGTTCCATATAGAACATGCCCTGCGATCTGGTCGTATTAACGGACACAAAGTCCAACTTATGTCCGCAGCCCCTTAATTGGGGCTTTTTTTTGCCTGCTTGTTACTGAAAGTGTTGACGGAGTAGCCGTAAAGCTTTACAATAGCACCTCAATCAATGCTGTAGGAGGCAATTATGGGAATCAACGATCTAAACGATCTGGAGCGCGGTGAGTACGACTGCGTTGTAGGTTATCAGGCCCTGGAAGGGCAATCAGAGGCTTATTATGTTGGTTATGGTGAGCGGTACGCAAAAGAACAGACTGTAGGAGGTCAACAATGAAATCAAGTGAATCAATTAACGAGTTAGCCAGCGCACTATGTGCTGCACAATCCCAAATGGGGGGTGCTGTTAAAGACAGCGCCAATCCTTTCTTTAAGTCTAGCTATGCCGATCTAACGTCTGTAATTAAGGCGATCAAGCAGCCCTTTGCTGATAACGGCCTAAGCTATACCCAGTTCCCGGTAAGCAATGAAAACGGTGTTGGCGTATCTACGCGCCTGATGCACATATCTGGTCAATGGCTAGAGATGGAATACACCCTGCCAACTGTTAAGAAAGACCCCCAGGCTTCAGGGTCAGCAATAACCTACGCAAGACGCTATGCCCTGCAGTCTATCGCTGGCATCCCAACTGCAGACGATGATGCAGAATCTGCAATGCTGCGCGGTGATGACAAGAAGGTTGTCTCTGATGACCAGATCATCGCCATCAAGAAATTACTTGATGAGACTGGTGCCGACAGCGATAAGTTTTGCAAGTGGCTCAAGGTGCGATCTGTTGATCAGATACTAGCTGTACATTATGACCGCGCTGTTGCCGCTCTAGAGGCTAAGAAGTGATCATCCTGGACCATGAGCAGGGTTCACCAGAGTGGCTTGCTGCAAGACTGGGCAAGCCTTCTGCAAGCATGTTTTCCAAGCTAATAACACAGACTGGGAAGCCAAGCACCTCTGCTGATGGGTACATCAATGAATTGATCGCAGAGCGCCTTACAGGGCAATCTGAGCCGTTCCACGTTACCGAGTGGATGGAGCGCGGCACTGCGTTAGAGCCAGAAGCTAGGGAGGCCTATGCGTTTATCAAACGGATGCAAGACTGGGACTACTCTGGTAATGATGTAATTGAGACTGGCTTTATTCTCGACACTAGCTTTGAATTCGGATGTTCGCCTGATGGCCTAATAGGCGATGAGGGAGGCTTGGAGATTAAATGTCCTGCGCCTAAGACTATGGTGAGCTATCTCAGAGACCCGCAAGTTGGGGTCAAGAAATACTGGCAGCAAATCCAAGGCTGTATGTGGATAACCAAACGGGAGTGGTGGGACTTCTTTGCCTACCATCCAGAAATGCCGCACGTTCTAGTGCGCGTAGAACGCGATGATGACTATATCGCAAAACTGTCTGCCGAGGTCGATAAGGCCGTGGCGGAAATTTTAAACCAAGTGGAGAAGCTAAAATGAAAGTAGGATTATCAGTACGAATTGATGTTACCAAAATCGACAAGTCGCGCCTGTACAAGGGAGCAAAAGGTACTTATCTTGACCTGACTACGTTTGTGGATACCGATCAGCAAGACCAATATGAGAACAATGGATTTATATCTCAATCGGTCACCAAAGAAGAGCGCGACGCTAAGGTCCAGACGCCAATCTTGGGTAATGTGAAGGTGATTTACACTGACGGCCAGGCAGCAGCACCTGCAAAGCAGGCTGATATGAGCATTGAACAGCTCGATGAAGACATCCCGTTCTAGGTAAAAAAGCCCCCTTACGGCACAAGTGCTTTCAGGGGGCAAACTACCATAGGAGAATGTAGGACCGGGGGAACAGCCCTACGTCCCAAGGATAACACAGGAATACTGATTATGACTAATGCAGGACAGTGCTTAATAACCGCCCAGGAGCTAAATAACATCAATTCTAGCCGCCTGGCCACTTTAATGAACGTAAGCCGCCAGAGAGTGTTTCAATGGCGTAAGCAGGAAAACATGAAGCTGCACACTGTGCAGGGATTATGTAAGATATTTGACTTGACGCTGGATCAGTTTTGCCAGCTAAAAGAAGAATAAAATAAAACCCCCATTGCGGGGGCTTTACAGTAAGCCGGGGAAAGGCTTATACTTCTTGTGCGAAGAAGAAGAAAGGCAAGTTTACCATACTGTCCGATACAGTACACTAGGTCTCCCTTTCTTTTTCTCTCAAGTGTTCGGGTGTGTGGCGTGGGAATTAATAACCCATGATCGAGAGTGACCCCTCTATTAGCACCTCCTAATCGGTTTGACTGCCGAGCAGGAAATAACGACGGCCAGGATGGCGTGATTCTAAATACGAGCACAAATTAGTCACTGAGTCGCTTTGCCCTCAGATTCAAAAATCTACTTTGCTAAGTAGAAAGGGTTATATCGTCTTGCAAATAATAAGAAAAAAAGTAAATATAAAGAAACATTTATTAAATACTGGGCGAGGCTTGCCGAGCCATGGGAGTGAGAGATGAGCGGTAAAGGAAGTAAACAGCGACCGACCAATAAGGTTGAGTTTGATAAAAACTTTGACAATATTTTCGGAAACAAAGATACTAAGGTTTCTAAACCAACGGGGAAGTGCGATGAAAGAGCTAAGCGAAAAGCAGTTATTAGAGGAAATTAAGGAAAAATTTGAGTACCGTGATGGTAACTTGTACTGGCGCGAAGGGAATGGCCGAAAGTCTGGCAAGCTAATACGCGGCGGCAAAGGGTTATACAAGATTTGCGCCGTAAATAGAGTTTGCTATTATCAACACAGACTTATTTTTTTATATCACCACGGGTACATGCCTAAGTACCTGGACCACATCAACAACGAACGCCATGATAACCGGATTGAAAATTTACGCGCTGTGTCTGCGCGGGAAAACCAGCACAACAGGTCGATCAATAAAAACAGCACAAGTGGCGTGAAGGGCGTATGCTGGCATAAGCCTGCGGGTAAGTGGATAGCTAAGATGCGCTGTGATTCAAAACATTATTATTGTGGGCTGCACAATGATATCAGTGATGCGGAGCAGGCCATCAAGGAAATGCGCAAAAAATTACACGGCAAATTTGCTAACCACGGGTAAGGGGGAACCATGCTACTAAATACTAAAGAAGACTGGCAGCCAGATGAGGCTGACACTATCGCTTGGCAGAGAGCGTATCCTGCTGTCAATGTTCACCAAGAGCTCATGGCTATGGAGTCCTGGTGCGACGCGAATCCAACTAAACGCAAAACAAAGCAGGGTATTAAACGCTTTGTTAACTCTTGGCTAGCTAGGGCGCAGAACCAGGGCGGCTCTCCGATGGCCAAGAAGGCTGGCAAGAATGAAAGCATCAGGGCCAAGTCTATAGACATGCAGATGACTGATATTAGTTGGCTGGATACAGATGCGCAATTGTCTATGAAACAGTATTATCTTGACAAGTTTGGCTTTTATTATGACGGGGAGCTGAAGAATGCCTGACAAGCGATTAGAGCCCAGGTCGTCTGGCAAACATCCAAGAAGATACAAGTTCACTGGAACCCATGACAACCTGGTGACTGGCAAGCTGTACACGCTGCGCGAGATATCAATACTGACCGGCGTTCAGAACAAGACAATGCACTCCAGGATGGTAGGCAGGGCTGAGGTTGGCGACAGGCAGGTAAGGGAAGTTGACGACGCATGTGGCGGTATTGGTAAGTCGAAAGCCAGCCTATATGATCGCCTGGAGACTAGCACAATGAAGCTGTCGGACAAGTTTTTGAGGGTGAAGCTATGAGCCAGGGAGACCACGTTAAAATATCCCACGCAACTGAAGTGGAAAGGAAGGTTCCGCACCTCATCAAGCGCCTGCAGGACTGGGATTACTCTATCCCTCTATCAATCAAGCTGGAGCCGTGGGTGGATACCAGGACGCTGGACCAGAACGCATTATTTCACAAGTGGTGCCGGGAGCTGAGTGACAAGTTTATAGAGAAAATCCCTGACGCTACGCCAGATGGCGTTAAGTGGATGATGAAGCATAAGTTTCTGGTGACCAAAACAATTAAGGTTGGGCAGACTACCCTCAAAGACCAGATACAAAGCACCGCAAGCCTGAAGAAAGGAGAGATGTGTTTTTTCATGGACCAGGTCTATGCCTGGGCGATTGAGAAAGGTGTTTATTTATCTTTACCAGAGTACAATGAGTACACTGAATTAAAGCGAAAGCAGGAACAATAGAATGTCCAAACTAAGCGCCAGTAAGTTAATTAGCTTTGCAGCAACTGAACGCCAGGCCGAGATATGCCAAGCTGTTATAAATCACGGAAGCAACAACAAGGCAGCGAAAGCCCTAGGGTTGGATCGGCGCACCGTAGATAGGACTTTAAGAGCTATTGAGGGCAGGGCTGCTAGTAAGGCGGTGGCACCGCATCGCAGTGTAGACAATGAGACTATGGAGGGTTTTGAGGCGAAGCGAGTTTCAACCGCTTTCAACTCCGAGGGTGATATAGCCCTACAGTGGATAATCCAAGAACCATTGAAGCGCAGCCTGCAAGAGAAGGTTGAGGCGATGATGGAGGGCATGAAGGATGACCTGGCTGGATTTAAGAAGCCGGTGAAAGCCCCAAAGAAAGTTAATGCCGACTATCTTGCCACCTATATCATCGGTGACCACCACTACGGGATGCTCGCGGACGCTGCTACCAAGCTGGACAACGACGACTGGGATATCAAGATAGCGACCAAGGTACTTATTGACGCTGTTGATAGGCTGTTAGTCAGAGTAGGTGACTGTGAGACCGCGATACTGTTAAACGTGGGTGACTTCTTCCACGCCGACTCAAGCAAAAACGAGACCACCGCTGGAACCAGGGTAGATGTAGATACGCGCATTGGTAAGACATTTAAACTGGCCGGTAGGTTGTTTCAGATGCTAATCGACAAGATGCTGACAGTTCACAAGAATGTTATCGTAGTAAATGTGAGGGGCAACCATGACAGCGACATGGCCTGTCATCTATCTAGCTGCTTGGAGATTCTGTATCAGAAAGAGCCCAGGGTAAATGTGCTAGAAAACTACTCAAAGTTTTTGCATTACGAGTGGGGAAATAATATGTGGGTCTACCACCACGGGGACCGGATAAAGCCAGAGCAAATACTACAGACGGTTATCAAGAATCTGGACAACGAGTGGTCATCGCATAAGAATCGGTACTGTCTCCTGGGGCATATCCACCACCATGTCAGCCGGGAGTATGGCAGCATGCAATTCTCCTGGTTCGGCAGCCTTACTTCTACAGACCAATGGCACTCAGATTCGGGATTTGGATCAGAGCGGAGTATGACGGCTATTGTCTACCATAAAAAATACGGTGAAGACTCCAGGGTGAAGATTACAGTGGAGGCTCTGGATGGGTGATGTTATCTCACTGCATAAAAAGAAGACCCACATTAAAAGGCTTTACTGTGAATGTGGAATCGCTCTGTCGTATTGGATTGATGATCACGGTGATAGCTATGGTTTATGTCATCGCTGCGATCTTGATACGCCTGATGAAATTAAAATCCAAATTGAGGAGAATACAGAATGAAGCACGCTACAAGCGAAGACTGGCGACGATTAAAGGAATCTATACCGGCTATCGAAGATTGGCCAGAAGATGATGCGGTAAACAGCCCAAGCCATTACAGAACCGGCGGCATCGAGTGCATTGAGGCCATTGAGGAGTCTATGACCCCAGAGGCATTTCGCGGATATCTGAAAGGCAACTGCATGAAGTATCTGTGGAGGTATACCTATAAGAACAACCCGGTCGAGGACCTGCAGAAAGCTCAGTGGTACCTGGCGAAGCTAATCAGCAGCGAGATATTCGACGATGCCGATTAAGCGCGACGCTGCAGACAAATGGTTTAGTGACGTAGTAAGGCAAAAGGCTGGATTCCAGTGCGAGCACTGCGGCAAGCAAGATGGCAGGATGGAGTGCGCACATATCTGGGGCAGGGCGGCTAAGTCGGTGCGCTGGTCTATGGATAACGCACTATGCCTGTGCCACTACTGCCATAAAGTGTTCACGGCCAACCCTCTCGACTTCAGTGTATGGCTGGAGTCGCATCTAGGCCAGGGCCACCTGGATATGCTTAGGGAGAAGTGGCAGGTGCTGATGCCAACCAACAAAAAGCTCAGGGCAGAGATAGCCAAGCACTACAGAGAAGAGCATAAGAAAATGACCGCTGATGAGAGCTATGAGCCAGTGTCATATAATTAATTTAAATAACGGGGAATATTATGGATATATGTTGCGGGCAGAAAATGCTTTCTTTTTTGGATTTTGATTATTACCGTCCTAGCAGCCGGTGTGATTTATGTTTTGGTAGCGGGGAATCATATTTAAGCGACGGGTTGTGGCAAGATGATGGGTGTGAATGCGTTACAGGTGTCGGCCCAAAGAAAAGGTTTTTGGAATGCCAGACTTGCTTTAACTGCAAGAGAGATGACGCAAGGACTAAAGTATCTAACAGGATAAGAGCGCATTTAAGATGGCTCCTGATCAAGAAAGATAATCTTGTTGTTAGTCGGATAGAGTCTTTATTTTGTGAGGGGATGAGCTGGGAGAATAGGAAGGAATGGCATATTGATCACATTAGGCCAATAAAAGATTTTTTAGATAATGGTATAAATGATTTTGATGTAATTAACCACCCATCAAATTTGCAACCTTTGTGGGCTAAAGATAACCTAATTAAAAGCGCAAAATATAATTAATTTCATCTATTTGTAACCGAAAAGCTTGACAGTTTATTTGTTGGGGGGTATTATTACACCTCAATCAAACAACAAAGGGCAGCAAAATGGAATATCAAATCAATCAAAAAGTTTGGGTAAAGTGCGCTGGCAGTGATTGCTGGGTGACTGGAATTGTTACTGGGGTAACCGCAAAAAGAGTGCGCTAGAAAAAATTAAAGGAGATTCAAAATGACTCGCACTCTACCGACTCCATCATTAGAGGACATATTGGACCAGTTTTTCTACGCGTCAGAAACTCCTTCACGCGAACTGTTGCATAAATTAATAGACAAATACCCTCAGTACAGCCATGAGCTTGCTGATTTTGCTTTGCATTGGAGTTTAACGGAGCCTACGGATGATTCGATTTTAGTTGGCAAGGATGTATCTGAAGAAGGGTTGTTATCTGTCAGAAGCAAAGTGCTTAATACTCTCTATGAGAATTCCAATGCAGATGCTATAGATGTAATCAAAACAAATATACAAGGAGAATAATATGAGAATCAATGAATGTTGTTTAAAGGATATCAAGGCCCGTGAAGCCAAGCTGCAAGAAGTGGCTGAATCTAGGGCTGGATTCGTAGGCGCGGCTATACTGCTTATTTTGTACGGGATAGTCTCTAACATGGAATACTATGACTGCGTTAATCTGGGGGTGTGCTAATGTCTTACAAAGTATTGAATGACGCTGTTGGCCTTATACGCGACGAAACCCCAATGTGGGAGGGCAGCTATCAGGAACTGCCAGACAAGACTAAGGACGGACTTATCGCTCTCTGGTTAATCACCCACCCGACTTGGATGGATGACGTATTTCCTCACACGGTTAGCGATAAGCCCTTGCTGGCATTAGAAGCGATATACAGTGAGGACGCTACCTCTAGGATGGCTGCAGCAATGTTCCGCGATGCTGCTGACAGGAACGCTAAAGATGTTGACAATGATGCTTACTTGTCGGAGGCTCTGGACGACTTTGAGGCAATACTGGATACCCCAGATTTTCTTGAAGAGATCAGGCATCAGTTATACATGTACCTGGAGCCTAGTATGGAAGAGCTTGTAATGGATTCGTTCCAAGACCTTAACCATTTAGACAGACTAGTTATGGGGAGTCACTAATGGACGTTAAAACGCTAATTTATGAGGCTAACGCTTACGCTGACAAAGCCATCAGGCAGTCTTACATCGAGGCAAAAGCCAGTAGTTTTAGAGCGTGGGTCACTGAGCCGGTAGTAGTGTATAAGATACACCTTATTGCCACGACCCTTTTGCTAGCCGCTTTTGTAGGGTACGAGCTAATGATTTACCCCCTAAGCTGAGGTCTCCCTTGACCTTTTGACCTGGCCTAGTCCACCAGGAGCTGCAACGGACTATTATTTACCAAGTCGAGTGATGCTATGAGAGTAAAAATATATCAATTGATCGAGCAAATAGTGGAAGTGGGTGCAGAGGCTGGCTACAACAGGGCGCACAAACATACCGATACGCCTAATCCTGAGACAATAAAGCAATGCATACAGGAATACATAATGAATGGCTTTGACGAACACTTTGAGTTTGATTTAGAAGAGTAGTATCCGACACAATTTTCTAGGCTCGTTAAAAGTCGTTGCGAGCCTTACCCCCACCCCTCAGACCGTTTTGTACTTGGCTGGGGGGTTTTTTATGCATTACAATGTATATTGCAGCATTCATTTAGGTAGTTTTAGTCATTATTGCACACCGAGACTGTGCATATCATTAATGGTATAAGCTAAATAATAAACTGTCATTTCCGATCATATCTGGGTATCTATACAATGCGCACCTAATTAACTGAGAGGTGTATTGTGGTACTGTACGGAGTAATTGTAGTAACTATAGGTCTTCTGGCAATAGCGAGGGAAGACCTGGTCTAATCTGTAATCCGAAAGGTTTACATCCGCAGCAAAAACATGGACAATGCCTTTATTCTATTGACATAGAGGTGTCTTATGGAAAATTTAAACTTATCAAAAAGTCTTGAAGACTGCTTTGAGTGGGAGCTCAATGATCAGGTCATTCGCTTTGACTCGATAATTGAGTCGCTGATGAGCACTGACGTGCCACGATCACAGTTCCGCGATGAGCTGATTGACTGGCAAGACGACGTAGCCAACCTGGTGGATGAGGTATCAGCCCTGGAGCCTTACGAGGGCTTCCGGGAGTTTGCCACTATGGCAGAAGAGCTTTTTGGGACTGAGGTTTAGTCTAGTGCGTAAATTATCTGTTGGGGGTATAATCGGATGATGATTAAACTGACGACAGATGAAGACGTCCATGAGGCCGATATGGACCTGGTCCGAGACTACGCTGAGGCGTTAGTGGACCGGGATAAGCAAATGATGATTGAGGTGCTGTACCTGACTCACCAGCGCATGGAAAGAATATGCCGGTGTTTTGAGGTTAACTGCACTTGTGACCTAAAATGAGACCTTCAATATTTACAGATGAACTAGCCGCTGACATATGTCGCAGGCTATCCCTTGGTGAGAGCGCCAGGCAGATATGCAGGGATGACAGCATGCCTGTTATGTCTACGTTAATGAAATGGTTGACAGAGCCTGACAAAGTCGCATTTTCGGAGCAGTACGCGAGAGCCCGTGATTGCCAGGCTGACTTCTACGCTGATGAGATCATTGACATAGCGGATGAGCTGGGTGAGGGGGTGGACTCTAACGCCGTTAACATAGCCAAGCTGCGCATTGACAGCAGGAAGTGGAAGGTCGCCAGGATGTCGCCCAGGAAGTATGGAGACAAGCAGCAGATCGATCACACATCATCTGATGACTCGTTCAAGCCAACAATCATTAAGCTGGTCGCAGAGCCACTGCCTGGTTCGGATGACTGATACCGCAGAGATCAGATTACCGCCCAAGATAGTTGATGTCTTCGAGGGCGAGGCACGTTACAGGGGGGCATACGGCGGTCGAGGCTCAGGTAAAACTAGATCATTCGCCCTGATGACTGCAGTCGCCGGGTATCGTCACGGGATGTCAGGTCTAAGCGGCCAGATCCTTTGCGCACGAGAGCATCTCAACTCGCTTGACGAGTCGTCCCTGGAGGAGATCAAGTCGGCGATTAAGAGCGTCCCCTGGCTTCTATCTTATTACGAGATTGGCGAGAAGTTTGTCAGGTCCAAAGACGGGCGCATTAATTACGTTTTTGCCGGGTTGCGTCGCAACTTGGACTCTATCAAGTCAAAGGCTAGAATCATTATCGCCTGGGTCGATGAGGCCGAGGGCGTATCTGATGCAGCCTGGCAGAAGCTAATCCCTACGGTCCGAGAAGATAACTCAGAGATCTGGGTAACTTGGAACCCTGAGACAAAGCACTCAGCCACTCACCGACGATTCCGCGTCAGCCCTCCTCAAGACAGCAAGATCTGCGAGATCAATTGGCAGGACAACCCATACTTCCCAAAGGTGCTAGACAACGAGCGCAAAGAAGACTTTAAGCTGCGCCCGGATGACTACGGCCATATCTGGGACGGTGAGATGAAGGTCCACGCTGATGGCGCCTATTACGCTTTCGAGATGCGAGAGGCCAATGCTGAGGGCAGGCTAACCAACGTGCCATACGACCGCGCTCTTGGCGTTGTAACGGCCTGGGACTTGGGGGTAGGCGATAGTACCTCTATCTGGTTTGCGCAGTTTGTAGGGGCTGAGGTGCGCCTTATAGACTACTATGAGAGCAGTGGTGTAGGTCTGGACCATTATGTCGCCCTGTTAAACTCAAAGGGCTACATATACGAGAGCCATGTACTGCCGCACGATGTCAGGGTGAGAGAGCTAGGCTCAGGTAAGTCTCGACTGGAGACACTTGGCGCCCTGGGGGTGAGGCCAATCACTATAGCCCCGCAGTTAATGGTTGATGATGGTATACAGTCTGTGCGCTCCATGCTACCCAGGTGCTGGTTCGATGAGGAGAAGTGCGAGCGAGGCATTGATGCTATCCGGCAGTACCGTCGAGACTATGACGACAAGGGCATGACCTGGCGTGGACGACCTCTACACGACTGGACCTCTCACTGCGCCGATGCGCTGCGATACCTGGCTGTCGGGTACAAGCCCACATCATCTAGCTGGGGTGAGCCATTACGTCGTAACCTACAAGGCATTGTGTAGTCAATATGATATAATCGGGCCTTTGTGACTTGACTGGATTTGGTTATGGCTGTTAAAGGTTTACTGTCTTTGCTGGCAGAAGGGATGAGCCCTGAAAACTTAAAGCGTATTGGGATGTTGACAGATGAGTCAGCTCAGAACCCAGCCGCAGTTAAGACGGCGCAGACTAAGTACAAAAAGCTGTACGAAGGCAATGACCAATTTAGGTCCAGAGAAGAGCAGACTATGCTCAATCCGCAAGTCGTGCAGCGCGGCTTGTTAGATGACCGCCGCATCATAATGCCGGAAGATATTGAGAATACTGTACTGGTTCCACACAAAGGAGACATATCCGGCACAGATGTTACGCTCACCAACATAGGCGGTTTTGAACTGCCTGTCCCAGTCACCAGTAGAGGTGGCGCTAGATATCCAAACAGCCCACTAACTCCAGAGGGCAACTACTGGGCCTCAATGAAAACTGGCGCAGTTCCATTCCAGAATAAAGCTGAAGGCTTAATGGAGTCCCTAAAAATGGACGCCACTGGCGTTTATACAGCGATGGGTAGAGAGGCTAACTACTTCAACCAGGCGTTTGCTGACGGTATGCTGCAGTGGGCGCAGTCTATGAAGCTGCCTAAAGAGGCAATTAAGAAGTTTGATGACGACTTGCGCAAGAGCAAGCCTGATTGGGTTGGACTAAATAGCCCTGAGGCGCGAGATCAGCTTTTAGGTATGGGCAACTTTAAGCCAGAAGGGGCAGGCAAGTTTAGAAGCGCCTTTACCAAGACGATGAGCAAGTCTGCATATCGCGATTTGGGCTTCCCGACTATTGTTGATATAGAAAAAGCCTTCATTGATCCTGACCTTGCCGGTACAGCTTTAGGCGAGGCCGGATTTACGATGGGCCGTGTCGGCAAAGGATTCGACTTAAACAGAAATACCAATCACCCGTCATATAACACTGGTATTGGGGGTGAATACATTGGTGGGTTTGAGCAAAGCGTGCCACCGCAGATTATGTATCCTGACGCCTACAAGCAGTTAGAAGGCGTTATGACAAAGCCGAAAAGCGACAAGCCTCCGCGCTTACTGTATGACGCTGAAAAAATTGATGCTATTGCAAAGCGCCAAGACTTATTCCAGGTTGCGGATGCCAGGTGGGTAGATACTGCTTCTAAATGGCTAGAAGACAACAAGGGCGCATCTAATGCGGCATTGATTGCTGCTGTCGGGCTTCCTGCCACAATGGCAACCCAAGAAGCTGAGGCAGCTCCTACAGGGTTGTTGCGCAATGTATTCCCAGCCCCTCAGAGAATGTTCGATCCGGCAGATAAAGCATACAAGCCATTCCTTGAGTCGTTCGGCCAAACGCCTGGCGGCAGATATCTGGAGATGGGGCCTGAAGGTCCAAAAGATATCACCGGAGAATACCCAGCAAGCGCCGCACTAGGCGTTGGTCCTGACGGCAAGCCAAAGTTTCAGGTTGCGCCTGAGCAAGCCACAAACATCCCTGAACCAAAAGGCCCTGGCCGCAAAATCAAAACCAACCTGGCAAAGAAAAAGACTGGCTGGAAGTGGACGCAAGCCCCAGAGGGTTACGACCCCAATCCAGATGGCGGGTTCCCAATTGTCTCTGTGAATGACGGCAAGGATCACTACTACACACTAAACACTGACTTCCCTGAAGGCGTGGAGCTAGCCAGGTATCCTAATGAAGCCAGTGAGCCCAGGCTGAAGCCCACCAGGAAAGGCCACGTTAATTTAGGTCAGAAGGTTGGCGAGATTGAGATGCGGGGCAAGAAGCACCCGGTATATGACAATATAACTATTCGCCAGGCTGCTCCAGTCGCAATGACAGGCTTACTTGGCGCAGGCATGAGCGAAGAGAGTGATGCGTCGCTGGCCAAGTTAGCAGCAAGAGGCTTAGAAGTTACGGATATTATTGATCCAGAAGATAGCCGTGTTGGAGAGTATTTTTTATCGCAGCCAGATAGCACTAAAAGCCTTGGCGTTTTAAGGACTGACTATGCAGTTGACAGTGGGTTTGATGAAGGCTATATGGCTTCTCAGCTTACAGAGATCGCACCAGAGTATCGCAGGCAGGGCTTGGCTCGTGAGTTATATGACGCCGCAGAAGAGTTAAGCGGCAACAAGCTGGTGCCATCTACACATCTATCTGTGGATGGTGCGCACATGTGGAATGCGAGAGACGCAGAATTGCTTCGGCAAGTGCAAGACAAAATGGTCGATGAAAATTATGAGCGCGTAGAGGGGATTTTGAATCCTGAAGGAAGGCCATCTCCTAATGCGGTTAAGCTACGAGGATTTGACGGCGCCTATGCTGTGCCTGCGGCTGGATTGCTCGCCGCGTCAGAAACCGCAGAGCCCAGAGAATACCGCGAAGCCCCTGTAGTTCAGGAGCAATCATTTGGCGACATGGTTAATGAGTATGCCAACATCAACCAGAGAGCCCAGGCAGCAGAAGCCCAGAAGTTTGGCTTATTGATGCGTGAGGACGCCAGGTTGCGTGACATGGGGTCTGCTTCATTTGGCCAGGTATCCCCAGAGCTGGCTGCATACCGCCGCTCACAGATACTGCCGACCATTGGTGAGATGGGAATGGGAGCCCTTGAGGGGGCTGTCGATACAGTAGACTTTGTGTCTCAGCTTCCTACAGCCATATCCACTATGACCATGCCAAAGCGCACCCCCTTGCGTGATCGCCTGGGCGGCCTTCTTGACTACAGCTTTGTTGATGAGAGGGACCAAAGGGCCAGGGACGAGGCTAGATTGATTGGTGGGTTATTAAGCCCTATTTAATGGTATAATCGGCCCAATAACTGGAGGCCATAATGGCAATAAGCACATACAGCGAGCTGCAATCCTCAATGGCAGACTTCTTGAACAGGTCTGACCTGACTTCTGTGATCCCGACATTTATTGCGTTGGGCGAGGCCAGGATGAACAGAGACATCCGTCACTGGCAAATGGAGAACAGGGCGTCGACTACAATTGACGGCCAGTACCTAACAAAGCCAAGCGACTGGGTTGAGACTATACGCCTGCATTTGACCGGCCAGAAAACCTCTGCAATGGACCTATTAAGCACTCAGGCAATGGCTGACAAGCGCCAGGGCGCAGAGAATGTAGCAGGCAAGCCAAGATACTACGCACACTCTGAGGGCCAGTTTGAGGTATTCCCTACCCCTGACGGCTCATATGCTGCTGAGTTGCTATACATCCAGCAGATACCTTCTCTCAGCGACAGCGCGACTACAAACTGGCTGCTGACATCATATCCAGACATCTACCTGTACGGCTCACTACTGAACTCTGCACCATACCTGGCTGAAGATGGCCGGGCTGAGGTGTGGGCTCGATTGTATGGTGAGGCGGTAGACAAACTAAACTTAACTTCTGAACAGGCAGCTTATTCTGGTGTTGGCCTGACAACTAAAATACGAGGACTCGGATGAGCTTTTCAAACTTCTTAGAAACAGAGGTCCTGGACCATGTGTTTGGTGGCAACGCCTACACAGCCCCAGGGACTTTATACACTGGACTATACACTGCAGCACCTAGTGACACAGGCGGCGGTACAGAGCTGTCAGGTAGCGGCTATGCTCGCCAGGCTACAGCATTTACTGTATCGGGTGACACTGCTAGCAACACATCTGCAGAAGAGTGGGCAACAGCTACAGGCGACTGGGGCACGATTACTCACGTCGGTGTATTCGACGCAGCCACAAGCGGTAACCTGCTAGCCTATGGCGCACTGACTGCAAGCAAGACTATTGCTACTGGTGACGTGTTCCGCATCCCTGCTGGCGACCTGGATATCACTCTAGACTAATATGCTCTATGGCGTATATAAATACGGGCAGGCTGCATACTCGACTGCTAACCTAGAGGATGGCGCGGCTGTAATAGCAGCCACGTCTGCCGTATCGGCTACTGCTGGGTTTGTAAAAGAGGCTAGCTGCGTTATAGCTGCAGCGGCGTCTACGTCTAGCTCAGGCCAGGCTGTACGAGAAGACTCGGCTGCGATTTCGGCAACATCTGCAACGCAGGCAGACCCACAGGTTATATTGCAGACTGGGTCATCTATTGCGGCTGCATCATCTACTGCAGGTGCAGGCATTGCGATACGGGGAGGCGAGCTATCTATATCGGCGGCCTCTTCCGTGGCATCTGCAGGCGCCAGGATACAGCAAGGCATATCGGCAGTAAGTGCTACGTCGTCTGCAACAGCAAATGCGGTTACGATAGTAGTTGCCGAGTCGGTGATTGCAGCAACAAGCCAGGCGGTTATGTCTGGCAATATTACGGCTGGTGGCGTGACTGTTATGTCGTCGTCGGCATCATTAAGTATTTCTGGGTCTATTCTATGGACAGACAGCCCTGGAGATGACGCAACTTATGCAGACGTAGCAAGTGCTGCTAACGAATGGGCCGATGTGGCTGAATATACAACTT